CGTTCGCCTTGGTGGACTCGATCCTCCCGGTCGTGAGCCCCATCGTCGATGCGATCCGAAAGATCGTGCCCGACCTGGACTCCGCCACCATCGCGGATATCAAAGCGGCCTACGCCAAATTTGGATTCGTCGTTCAGGAAATCGGCAAGGACAAGGTTGCTTTCGGCTGGGCGCTGTCCCGGCTGGCTCTGATGGTCGCACGGGACCGGATCCCGGGCGGTAGTAGCATCCCCACGCGGGTCATCCAGGCTGCGATCGAGCTGGCCCTGGTGGCGATCAAGGCGAGGAGGTAGCCGGTGGCTCGGCTGGTCGCGCGGTCCGAGTCAGGCGCTAGGGTGGGCGAGACCCACCCTAACGCCACGATCCCCGACGAGGTCGTGGATCAAATCAGGATGCTGCGCGAGGAGCGCGGCCTGACCTATGGGCAGATAGCAATCAGAGTTCGTAGGCCAAAGGGGACGATCCAGAAAATTTGCGAGTACACACGCAGGGCGACGAGGGTGGAGCGATGGGTGCTGGAAAGAAGGCCAAAGCGGGATCGACAGCAGCTCTGAAGCCGCGCCAGATCCTGTTCTGCCACGAGTATATGCGCGACTTCAACGCCCGGCAGGCGGCGCTCCGGGCCGGGTACTCCGAGTCGGTCGCGGACTCCGCCTCCACTGATCTGCTGGGTGATGCGCGAATCAAGGCCCAGATTCACCAGCTCATGCTGGCCCGCATCGGTGACATCAAAGTCTCTATCCAGGACGTGCTTCAATCGGTCGTGAGGCTTCGCGCCCAGGCCGAGCGCGAGGGGCGCATCAACTCTGCGCTCCGGGCCAACGAGATGCTGGGCAGGCATCTGAAGATGTTCACGGACAAAATTGAGCAGCTCGGTCGGGTAGAAGTTACGTTTGTTGATGAATTCTCGGCGGCACTCGAATGAGCGTCATCAGGCTGGGCTTCCCCATGCGGCGCTGGCAGCGTGAGTGCGCAGATGCCAGCGCCGCGTTTCGTTTCTTCGTCATGGTGTTGCATCGCCGGGCGGGCAAGACTGAGCTGGCCCTGAAGAAGCTCTGCAACGCAGCGATCCGCAACCGTCTCGACCTCCCCCTGTACTTTTACATCGCACCCCAACTCAAGCAGGCCAAGGCCGTGGCCTGGGCGCGGCTCAAGCAAATGGTCGCGCCCATGGTGGCGGTGGGGGCTTGCGAGATCAATGAGACCGACCTTTACATCAAGTTTCTTAACAATGGCGCAATGGTACGTCTCTATGGCGCGGACAACCCTGACGCGATGCGCGGCGTCCGTCTGGATGGCTGCGTCATCGATGAGGTGGCGCAGATCAAGCCCGAGGTCTGGGAGGAGATTGTTCGGCCTGCGCTCTCTGATCGCATGGGCTGGGCGTGGTTCATCGGCACCCCGAAAGGGATCAATCTTTTCTCGACGCTCTATTTCGGCGCGGCCGTCTGGCCCGATTGGGGGGCGAAGCTCTACACCGTCTACGACACCGACGCTCTTTCGCCCGAAGAGGTCGAGAAGATGAAAGCGGAGATGTCGGAACAGGCGTTCGCCCGCGAGTTCCTCTGTGATTTCGCGGCCGAGGGCGAGAATCAGCTCATCAGTCTGACCGACGTGGAGATGGCCGCGCACCGGGTCTACAAGCCGGGCGAGATGGACCACGCGCCCCGCATCCTGGGTGTGGATCCGGCCCGGTTCGGAAACGACAGGTTCGTCACCATGCGCCGTCAGGGTCTGCAAGCGTTCGACCCGAAGATTTATCGGGGTCTCGACAACATGACCGCGGCCGGGCTGGTGGCGCAGGAGATCGAGGAGTGGCATCCCGACGCGGTGTTCGTTGATGCGGGCGCAGGGAGCGGGATCATCGACCGGCTGCGCCAGCTCGGGCACACCGTCATGGAGGTCAATTTCGGGGGCAAGCCGATGTCCCCGCGGTACGTCAATCGTCGGACGGAGATGTGGCACCTGATGGCCGAGGCCGTGCGGGCGGGCCTCGCGGTCCCCAACATCCAGGACCTGAAGCTGGAGCTGGCCACACCCACCTACCATTTCGATGCACAAAATCGCATCGCCCTTGAAACCAAGGACGAGATCAAAAAGCGGATGCCGGGAGGCGCGTCACCCGACATCGCTGACGCCCTGGCGCTCACCTACGCGATGCCCGTGGCCCCGCGGCGCACCGCTCCGGTCGGGCCTCCCTCTCTCCAGGACTACAACCCCTACGACGCCCTGCGCTAGAAAGCCGTAACCGTTCCAGCAGTTTTCCGGGGTAGGATGTCCTTGCATGGACGTGATCTCCTTCCGACGGGGCGGGTGGCATTGTTACGAGGTGACTCGTGACGGTGCCCCCGTCCTTTCCGCCAGATGGCGGCGGCGGGGCGATCACGCGGAGCTGCACCACGAGATGCAGCAGGCCACACCGGAGGCCGTTCATGAGGCGCAGAGGCTGTTCCAGCGGATCCAGGACGAGTGCAGGGACGCCGGGTGCGCGACGATTGCAACGGCCGCGGAGTACGACCCCGTCAGGCTGCGGTACTGGAAGCTGATGGGATTTAGAACCTTCGGAGCCGTAAAGGAGCTATGACATGGGACTCGAACTTGGGTTTGCGGCAATCATGTCCTTAATCAGCGCGGCAACTGCGGGGGTGGGCACTGCCGCCGGAATCAAGCAGGGCATGGCCGCCGCGGACCGGCAGAAGGAAGCGCAGAAGAAAGCCGAGCAGGCGGCCAATGCCAAGAGACAAAAGGCTCCGAATCTGAACGCCATCCTGGCCGCAGCCCAGGCGGCCGCGAAGGGCGGGGTAGGGTCCACGATGCTCACCGGCCCTACGGGTGTGAATAACATCTCCCTGGGGCGCACCTCACTTCTCGGATAGGGGGATCAAATGGACATCGCAACGATCAAACTTTCATGGACCGCCGGGGCGCTTGGGGCGGTGACCGATATGCCAGTCAGCATGGCCCCCTATAAAGACCGGTTCATGCTGTACTCTGTTCAGACTGCTCCCGACGGCACCGTGGCCCCCACCGGCAATTACAAGGTCGAGGTTGTGAACGCGGAAGGCTGCGATCTGCTCGAGGGCGGGGGCGCGGGCCGCTCGGCCACCGTGACCCAAATGAAATACGCCGCGATGGGATCGATCCCGAGGGCCGTCCCGATCACGGGTGACCTGACGGTGAAGGTCTCCGCGAATGCGGTCGTGGGCGCGAAGGGCGACATCTATCTGCATCTGGTTTCCTAAGAGGCCGACATGGCGGACGTGAAGGATTCCCCGAAAAGGGACAAGCTGCTCAATCGGCTGACTGAACTCACCCAGGAGCGGTCATCGTGGATGTCGCACTGGGAGGAGATCAGCCGGGTGCTGCTGCCGCGCTCCGGCCGGTTTTTCACGTCCGACCGTAATCGCGGAGAGAAGCGGCACAACGACATCTACGACAACACCGGCACTCGCGCCCTGCGTGTCCTGGGGGCGGGGATGATGTCGGGTGCCACCTCGCCTGCCCGGCCGTGGTTCCGGCTCGCAACGAGCGATCCCGAGCTGAATGCGTTCCACCCGGTTAAGTTGTGGCTGGCCGACACCACAGCGCTCATGCAGCGGGTCTTCCAGAAATCGAACACCTATCGCGCCCTGCACTCCATGTACGAGGAGCTGGCCGCCTTCGGGACGGCCGCCACCGTGGTCACCCCCAATTACGACACGGTGATCCACGGCTACTCCATGACGTGCGGGGAGTACGCCATCGCAACCAATTTTGAGGGACGGGTGGACACGCTCTATCGGGAGTTCGAGCGGACGGTGGGCGAGATCGTAAAGGAATTCGGATACGAGAATTGCAGCGCCACGGTCAAACGCTTATACGACACGGGGGCGCTCGGCACCTGGGTGGCCCTGGTCCACGCCATCGAGCCGCGCAAGGACCGGGACATCCGGAAGAAGGACAGCAAGAATATGCCCTGGCGCAGCGTTTACTTTGAGAAGGCGAGCCAGGAGAACGAGTGCCTGCGGGAGTCCGGCTTCATTGAGTTTCCCGCCCTCTGCCCGCGGTGGAGCGTCTCCGGCGGGGACATTTACGGCAACAGCCCGGGGATGGAGGCGCTGGGCGACATCCGCCAGCTCCAGCACGAGCAGTTCCGCAAGGCGCAGGCGATCGACTACATGGTCCGGCCCCCGCTCCAGGTGCCGATGAGCCTGAAGAACAGCGAGGTCAACATCCTCCCCGGCGGGGTCAGCTACGTCGATCCCGCCAATCCGACCGGCGGCATAAAATCCGCCTTTGATGTCCGCATCGATCTCGACCATCTGCTGGCCGACATCCAGGATGTCAGGGAGCGGGTGCGGAGCGCGTTCTACGCGGACTTGTTTCTGATGCTGGCGAATGCGACCGACACGCGCATGACCGCGACCGAGGTGGCCGAGCGTCACGAGGAAAAGCTGCTCATGCTGGGGCCGGTGCTGGAGCGCCTGCACAACGAGCTGCTGGATCCGCTGATCGAAATCACGTTCAGCAATCTGCTGCGGGCCGGGGTGCTGCCTCCCCCGCCGGCGGATCTCAATGGCGTGGAACTCAACGTCGAGTTCATCTCCATGCTGGCCCAGGCGCAACGGGCCGTGGGCGCGAACAGCGTTGATCGATTCGTCGGTAACCTCGGGGCCGTCGCACAGTTCAAGCCCGAGGTGCTGGACAAGTTCGACTCCGACACCTGGGCTGATCAGTATGCCGATATGCTCGGTCTCGACCCGCACCTGATCGTCCCCGGCGAACAGGTCGCGCTCATCCGGCAGGAACGCGCGAAGCAGGCGGCGGCCGCGCAGCAGGCAGCACTGGCTGAGCAGCAGAGCAAGGCGGTTAAGAATCTGGCGCAGTCCCCCACTGGCGGGGATACGGCGCTCACGTCAGCGATTGATATGTTCTCGGGGTACAACACGCCCGGTCTG